CTGATATCCACATGACCGCGTAATTAGCCTTTAGGTATACCACACCTGACATCTGGTGACAAATGGAAGTAGAAAGCAAACCAATTCAAAGCGTTACACCCTATGCACGTAACCCTCGCAAGAATGATGAGGCAGTTGCAAAGGTAGCGGCAAGCCTGAAGGAGTACGGATGGCAGCAGCCCATTGTGGTTGATGCTGATGGCGTGATTATCGCTGGTCACACGCGACTCCAGGCAGCGCAAAGACTTGGCATGGATGAGGTTCCTGTAGCTGTAGCCAGCGACCTAACACCAGAACAGGTGAAGGCATACCGCCTTGCAGATAACCGAGTTGCACAGGAAGCTGATTGGGATAACGACCTTCTCAAACTAGAACTGGCTGACCTGAAAGAGTTTGAATTCGATCTGGAACTGACCGGATTTGACAAGGGCGAGTTGGATGCCCTGCTTGCCGAGGAAACGGAAGGACTGACTGACCCTGATGAAGTCACTGAACCACCTGAAACGCCTGTCACGGTTCGCGGCGATATATGGGAACTCGGAAACCATCGACTGATGTGCGGAGACTCGACTTCTATTGACGACATTGACGCACTTATATGCGGCGAGAAGCCGCAGGTCTTGTTCACATCGCCTCCCTATGGTGTCGGCTTAGAGTATGCCAGTTACAATGACTCATTTGAATCAACTCGCAGTCTTGTTTCGGCGGTATTGGTTGAGTGGTCGCGTTTTGTGACCGACTATATAGTGCTTAATTGGGGTGATATTGTTTCTGGTAGGGAAATCAATGGTACTGATTTTCCGAGCCAGTTTAGCTGGTTACCGCATTATGATTCGACACTGCGCGATTGTGGTTGGTTTTTATGGTCTCAAAGGATATGGGTAAAGCCTCATGCTAGGGTTTCTGCCCCGTGGTGTGCATCCAGCAACCGCGCAGCCACAGACTGGGAGTATGTTTTTACATGGTCAAAAGGTTGCCAATCATACAAAGAGAGGGCGGCGGGGTCTCATTTTGGTGTGATAGACACCACACAAGAGAAACAGACGGACACACTAGAAAAGCACCCCGGCGCTTTTCCCGTAGCGCTTCCCAAGAGGGTTGTGGCAACGCACAGCAATAAGTGTGGCTATATAGTCGATCCATTTAGCGGCACAGGAACAATTATTATTGCTTCTGAAATGCTGTCGCGCAGATGCGCTGCGATGGAGATTGATGCTAAGTATTGCGATATAGCAGTAAACCGCTGGCAGGACTTCACAGGCAAGGAGGCCACACTAGATGGCAAGACATACGCAGAGGTAAGGGATGCAAGGACGTAAGCCAAAGCCGACCAAACTGAGGGTGATACAGGGTAATCCTGGCAAGCGTCCCATCAACAAGGATGAGCCAACAGCCCCATGTATATCACCGGACACACCCGCACCCGATCATATGCCACCTCTGGCTAAAGAGTGTTGGGTTCACATGGTAGGGATGCTATCGGGCGCACAGGTTATAACCGAATTAGATTTGCATGGCCTTGAGTTGTATTGCGTTGCTTATCAGAACTGGCGTGATGCACAGGCGAAGGTCATTGAGTTGGGAACGATAGTCAAAAGCCCCAAGTCAGGCTACCCGGTGCAGTCGCCTTATTTTGCGATTGCTAATAAGTCACATGAGCAGATGGTTAAGCTGGCGGCAGAGTTTGGACTGACACCGACAAGCCGTAGCAGGGTGACAAAGGTAGCAGCCCCAAAGAAGAAGAACGCTTTTGAGTGATAACGTCATTCCCCTGCATCCTGATATGCTTGAGGAAAAGGTAAAGGAAGCTATAGCGGATGCCCAGGCTATTGCTCTGGTCACGATTGATGAAGATGGTCGCGCTCATGGTGTGGCTGTTGGCAAGAATGAGGATGCTATAGACCGGAGCGACTTACCCGCTTTAATCTGTGGCTTGCGTAGTTTGACATACAGGCTTGAAGGTCTGCTAGAGGAATCATGGGACGATGTTGACTGAATTATTCACGTTGCTCGTATTCGCAGCAATCATCATTGGTGTCATTGGTTCGTATTCGCACAGGATACTGAGATGTTACAGGACGTTGTACTTGGTCAAGACTCCGGTTGGTTCTGTGATAGTAGGTTCTAGCCGCTTCCAGAGATTGACTAAGGCTGGTTTGGTTGATGAGCATTGGGTGATATGAAAGACCGCGACTACATATCAAACTGCTTCTATATCATACCGACCATCCAGATATATGACGCTAACTATCCACTACGGAAGAAAGAAATTGAGGTTTATTTCATGTGGGGATTCTGGGAGTTAAAGATTTGGGGGTGAATGATTTTGACGGTGCGTAAAGCCTCACGAGGAAACGTGCCGGACTAGGGTTTAATTCCCTACACCTCCACCAATTATAGGATAATCATGGAAGCACTCTGGAAAATCTGGATAAGCCTGTTCATAGGGCTTGAGACATACGCAATGATGAAGGACGGCGGCGATACCTTGAGTGAATGGGTTTGGCGTTGGTTCAATGTTGTTGATGGTTGGAGTCCTGAACGTGCTGCTCTGCTCGTCTTTACGGTGTGGCTTGTGGGTCACTTTGTATGGATGAAATGGAGTTGAGGTGGCGAAAGATTATGAAGCCATCGCTCTCAAATATGCAGAGGATGTAACTAGCGGAAAGATAAACGCTTGCAAGTGGGTTAAAGCAGCTTGCCAGCGTCAGCTTGATGACCTTGAACGGTTCGCAGATGGTAGTGAATACATCTGGAATCCGGTCATGGAGAAGAACGGGAAAGAGGTTCAGCCCGTTCACCATGTTTGTCACTTTTTAGAGCAGTTGCATCACATCAAAGGTCAGTGGGCAGGTACTAAGTTTGAGTTGCAACCGTTTCAAGTATTCCGACACGCGGTTATATTTGGCTGGATAAGGCAGGACGGGTACAGGCGGTTTAATACTGCTTATAACGATGAAGGCCGGAAGAACGGCAAAACCTTTGAAATGGCAGGAATCGCGCTGTATATGCTCGTCGCCGATGGTGAGGGTGGTGCTGAGTGCTATTCGGCAGCGGTAAAGAAAGATCAGGCTAAGATTGTATGGGATACAGCTAGACTCCAGGTTCTCAAGAATGATGATTTGCGTGAGTATTACGGCGTACAAGCATTGCGCCATTCTATATTTGTGGAAGAAACGGCATCCAGTTTTATCCCATTAGCATCTGATTCAGATAGCTTGGACGGGTTAAACGTGCATTTTGCGGGTATTGATGAGCTCCATGCCCACAAGTCGAGAGAGGTGTTTGACGTAGTTGAAACGGGTACTGGTTCACGCGCTCAATCATTGCTATTTATCATTACAACAGCCGGGTTCAATCGGGCTGGTATATGTTGGGAGCAACGTGATTACGTCACCAAGATATTGAGTGGTGTTGTTCAGGATGAGTCCTATTTCGGAATTATCTATACGCTTGACGATGATGATATAGACCAGATTTGGGAAAACCCTGAGTTGCTGGAAAAGGCCAATCCGAATTACGGTGTCTCTGTTCTGCCTTTTGACTTGGAGAGGCAATGGACTAAAGCAAAGCAGACACCATCAGCGGTCAACAACTTCCTGACCAAACGTGCAAATGTTTGGGTCAATGCAAACACCGCATGGATGGATATGTGGAAGTGGGATGCTTGTCGGGATGAAACGCTAACACTGGAAGATTTCAAAGGTGAGAAGTGCATTCTCGGCGGCGACCTTTCAAGTAAAAAGGATTTAACAGCTATCTGCTTGCTGTTTGAACGGGCTGGAATTCTATACCCGTTCCTGAAGTATTACTTGCCGGAGGAAGTGTGCCGGACAACATCAAACGACCTGCTTTCTGGTTGGTGGCGAGAGGGGCTGATTACAGCTACCCCTGGCGACATTATTGATTACGACTACATCAAACAGGACTTATATCAGTTCTCAAAAGACTTTGAGATAAATGATTTCGGTTTTGACCCTCATCAGTTCACACAGATGGCGGGTGAGTTGGTAGCTGATGGCTGGCCTATGACTGAGGTAAGGCAGAACGCCATGCAGTTGTCAGAACCAATGAAAGAACTAGAAGCACGGGCAATAGCAAAGACTATTCAGCATAATGACCCCATTCTGACTTGGATGGTGTCTAATGTTGAGGTTCAGGAAGATTACAACCGCAATATATTCCCGCGCAAAGCAGGGTCAACAGCCAAGAACAAGAGTGGCGACCCTAACAAGAAGATTGATGGCGTTAGCGCATTGTTGAACGCTATGAACAGATATATGGCTCCTGATAATGACGAGCCATCCATATACGAATCGCGTGGGTTAAGGGTTGTATGAACTGGAAATTTTGGGAAAAGCAGCAGAACTACACGCTAAAGGAACCAGAGGCGTTTAGAGATTCGCTTGTTGGGTCAAGGGTTGACGCAGGGGTTACTGTTACTGAGCAGACTGCATTGCAGTTATCTGCTGTATTTGCTGCGGTTCGCATCCTGTCAGAGTCCATTGGTTCGTTGCCGCTAAAGGTTTATCAGCGCAGATCAGACGGTGGCAAGGATTTAGCCTTAAACCATCCGTTGACCAAGCTATTTTCTGGCATACCAAACGATGAGCAGACTCCGCAGGAATTACTTGAATTTATTATTGCCTCAACCCTGTTAAGGGGTACTGGGTATTCAGAGATTGAGCGCGATGGTGTTGGTCGTGTCAATAAGTTACACCCGCTTGATTCCAGTTATATGGATGTTAAGCGTGATGCTGCGGGTCGGCTTATATACGTCTACAACGACCCGAA